CATATAACGGGTTTAGGGATGGGGTTATGTTTCTAACACAGAAGGAAAACATAATGGCTTATCTATTCGCACCACCTACGGTGGATCAAGGACCAGCAGGTGGACACTGGTTGTTCTGGCGATACACACAAAAGCGTGGTATTACTGTTTATAAAATAGGCAACGTTTGGTATGAAGAACAGTATCCTTGGCAAGATGATTTAGATCAAGCAAGTGTTGTTTACTTAGGTGGACATGAATACCCAGTAACATTAGCCGAAAAGAATGACCTTGAGGCTGCTGGCTATGATGTGATTACGACATGACACTGTTAGAATCTTTGACTGTTGTATCGTTAGCACTAGGTATTATTGCCATGTTAGGCAAATGGTTAATTGTTAATCCACTTAAAAGATTTATTAAAGATCAGACATATCCTATCCAGCCTTCGGCTAATGGTGGTCGCAGTCTTCCAGACATTGCCCGTACGGTGGACAGGATTGAAAAGCGTTTAGATGAGCACATTACATTACATCTTAAGGATGAACTATGAGTGGTAAGTACAACATTGTAGCCGAACAGGGTGCTACCTTTAATCTTAACTTTCGTGTTGAGACAGACGGTACTGCTTGGGATTTGTCTGACTACACATTTGCTATGCAGGTTCGCCGTTCTACATCCTCAAGCACAACTCTACTTAATATTACCTCAGCAACAATGACAGCCATAGGTCAAGTATCTGTAACTGTTTCTGCTACCACCATGTCTAATGTACCTGCTGGTCGTTGGGTATACGACATTGAACTTACCTCATCTGGTGATGAAGTTACACGCATCTTGGAGGGTCGCTTTATTGTATCGCCACAGGTGACACAATAATGTCAGACTTTACTATTATCATTGAGGAAGAAGTTGTATCAACTACTGTCACTATTGAAGAGACAGTTACTGACATTATTCTTGGTGAAGAAGTTACACAAGAAACTGTTGTCATTGTTGACAACCAGCAAGGTCCACAAGGAACTAAAGGCGTTACAGGACCAACAGGTCCACAAGGTGTTACGGGTCCTACTGGTAGTACTGGTACTACTGGCTCAACGGGACCGACTGGTCCAACAGGAGCAACAGGTAGCACTGGTCCCACAGGGGATACGGGTGATACGGGACCAACGGGACCTCAAGGTGAGACAGGTCCTACGGGACCGCAAGGTGACCAGGGTATTCAAGGGGTCACAGGTCCCACTGGTTCGCAAGGAATCCAAGGCGTAACTGGACCGACAGGTCCCACAGGACCTACTGGTGCTGACTCTGTAGTTCCAGGTCCAACGGGTAGCACAGGTCCTACTGGACCTACTGGTCCCACAGGGGACACAGGAGCAACAGGAGCCACAGGACCAACTGGTGCTACTGGAGACACTGGACCTATTGGTCCAACTGGTCCTACAGGCTCTACAGGGGCTACAGGATCTACTGGAGATACAGGTCCTACAGGTGCTCAAGGTATTCAGGGAGTAACTGGACCAACTGGTTCTACTGGTCCTACTGGACCAACAGGTGCAGACAGCACAGTTCCAGGACCTACAGGTCCAACTGGTGCGACAGGACCAACAGGTTCTACGGGTGCAACTGGGGCAACTGGTCCTGGTGTTGCTGTTGGTGGTACTGCTAACCAAGTATTAAAAAAGATTGATAGCACTGACTACAACACCACATGGGGAACTATTGCTGGTGCTGTGTATCAGGACACTGCTCCATCTTCACCGCAGACTGGTGATGTATGGGTAGATAGCGATGCTGTTGCTGGTGTACTTAACCAGAATGATTACTTACTAAAGGCTGATGCTTCTGCTCCTAGTGGTTATTTATTAAAGACAGATGCCGCTAGTACATATGTTCCTAAAACTACTAATGGATTAAACCTTGTTGTACCTACAGGTGCTACTAATGGGACTGTTGGCGCTAACGGCGCAGTAACTATTGGTTCTGCTGTTGCATCTGTTACGGTATCTGGTGCATTTAGTTCTGATTATGAAAATTACTTAATTGTTATTTCTGGTGGCGCTAGTTCGGCAACATCAAGATTGCGTTTAACTTTGGGAGCAACGGCTACTGGTTATTACTACGCCGTAACTGGTCGCTCTTGGGCTAGTGGAACTGCAACATTCGCACAAGCACAAAACGCAGCATTTTGGGCTAATTGCGGCACTGCAACTACAAATAGCATAAACGGAAATGTTACTTTGTTTAGTCCATTTACCGCTAAGGCAACAGTGATGAAAGCGGAAGCGGTTGGTGTAAGTAGCGTTGATGAATACCAGCAAGGGGGCGGTTATTTAGACAACACGACTTCCTACACCGCATTTACTTTTACCCCTAACACTGGAACCTTAACTGGTGGAACCATCCGCATCTATGGCTACAACAATGGAGCGTAACCATGACAACAACTAGACCAGGATTTATTTGGAGTGGTACTGAGTGGGTAGCCATTGGACAAGAAGCCATTGTCAATCCCTTTTACTACCAAGCAACAGCGCCAACTACACCATCAACAGGTGACATTTGGATTGAGTCTGATGTAGACGTACCTAGTGTTGACTCTGCCCAGTTCTTGCGCTGGCGTAAGACTATGGCAGGTGGAGAAACTTCTCTGTCAGGAAATGATGATTCATCTCTACCGCTTGGCTACACACCAGGATACGAACAGTTATACATCAACGGTGTACTTATGGTTCGTGGTGTTGACTACACTGCAACCACTGGAACTACAGTTACTGGATTAACTGCGCTAGTTGCTGACGATGTTGTTGAAGTGTTCTCTACTCTTGCTCGTACCGTTGCTGATGTTTACACACAGACTCAGAGTGATACCAAGTATGGAATCATTGGTACATCCGCACCATTTCGCATGTCTACTGGTCGTGGAACTATTACTGCACCTGCTACAACAAATGCTTGGAGTGCGGCACTGGCGGTTACTTTCCCTGCTGGTCGTTTTACTCAAGCACCAGTAGTTACTGTTACAACAAATAACATAACTGCTAATCCGCGTTATCTAAAAATTTCTGATGTGACTACTACTGGATTTAATGCGTATCAAACTCAAATTACTGGTGCAACTTTGCAAGTAACCGATTTTGACTGGATTGCCATTCAAATGACTTCAGGAAGCGGTGCAGGGTAATGAGTAAAGCAAGAGACTTAGCATCAGGTCAAGATGGTGTACGACCATTTGTGATGAACGCACAATTTGCCACAATTACAGTTGCTTCTGGTGGTTCTGGTGATTTGGTGTTTACTTTTCCATCAGGAAGATTTAATGCAACGCCAATAGTAACTCTTGGAACCGATAGTGGTTCAACTAGTTCTGCCCACGCATATAGAATCACTGCGCTTAACACATCTGCTGCCACAATTCGTATTAACAATGGAACTGGTGGAAGTTTAACTTATGAAATATGGATGACGGCAGTGCAAATGACAAGCACAACGGGAGCAGGATAAACCATGGAAATACTTTTGACATGTCACTCCGAAAATTGTTTAAACTATAATTTATCCATTGAAGTAACAGTAGATAGCATAGAAACTTGTACCGCTATCTGTGGTGGTTGCGATACAGAGATTACAGACAAGGTGGCTCTAGATGGCTAAGAAGGCTTTTGTCTACGATGGCACTAACTGGGTAGACATTGCGCAATCCACAACTGACTTGTCTGCATACCAAACAGTTGACCGCACTGGGTTAAATGTTGTAGTACCTACTGGTGCTACTAATGGAACTGTATCTGCTAATGGCGCAGTAACTATAGGTTCGGCAGTAAGTTCTGTAACTGTATCTGGTGCATTTAGCGCAACATACGACAATTATCTAATTATTTTGTCTGGCGGAGTTGGTTCAACTGCTACTGGTATTAACCTTACTTTGGGTTCAACTGCGACTGGATATTATCGTGGTGGAAACTACACAAGTTATGCGACTACAACAGTGACTGGCGTGGCTGGTAACAATGTAACCAACTGGCAGTCTATCGGCGTAGCAAGTACAACATCACTTGACGCAAGAGTAGAACTTTACGACCCATTTTTAGAGAAGAATACAAAAATGCGTGGTTCATACGCTGCTGCTTTAACCACAGGTGAGAGCCTTGTTCAACAAGGATTCTTAAATAATACGACTTCATACACAGATTTCACATTTACAAAAGCAAGTGGAACTTTAACTGGTGGCACAATTAGAATTTACGGCTACAACAATGGAGCATAACAATGGCTTGTAGAACAGGATGCCCAACACAAGACTGTGAATCATACGCAGACTGCTGTAAGGGTGTAGCAATTAATAAGTCCTCACTACGCCCATAGGGTAGTGTGCTAGGATAATAGCATGGTTAAGATTGCAGTCTATGCTATAGCCAAGAACGAGGCTAAGCACGTTAAGCGATGGGTAGAGGCAACTAAAGGTGCTGATGTCCGAATTGTCCTAGATACTGGGTCAGAAGATAACACCTATGACCTACTACAGAAGTACCCCATAGAAGCCCACAGCGCAACGCTAAGCGACTTTAGGTTTGATGTGGCTAGGAACATGGCACTAGACCTTGTACCGTCTGACGTGGACGTGTGTGTCTCCTTAGACATGGACGAGATTCCTGACCCTGACTTCTTTGACCTCATCCGTGAGGCTTGGAAACCAGATACTGGTAGGGCTTGGGTCATGTGGGACACAGGCAATATCTGGGCTAACAACCTACGTGTCCATGCTAGACGTGGGTACAGGTGGAAGTATCCTTGCCATGAAGTCACTGAATCAATTACTGGTGTAGATAATTCTATTGTAGTTGAGACTGCAGTACGACATGTACCAGATAATGACAAGCCACGTAGTAGTTACTTACCGTTACTAGAACTTGGACATCGTGAGATGCCAGATGACCACCGCATGTTGGTCTATCTAATACGTGAGTATTACTTCAAGGGTATGTGGCAAGAAGTTATTGACCACGGTAAGAAGTTAGAACTTCAAACTGGTGGTTGGAATGTTGAACTTGCCCAGTCGTGGCGAGCCGTAGGCGAAGCCTTTATTAAACTTGGTAATGAACATGAAGGTCTACATTGGTATCAACGTAACGTTGAGGAAGCACCAGATGATCTAGAGGCTTGGATGCCACTAGCATTTCATTACTATGAAAAGAAAATGTGGCAGCACTGTTATCAGGCTGCTATTAAAGTAACTGAACTTTCTCTTGAGTCTAATAACCACTACGTTGCAGACTCTTCAATGCCATGGAGAATGTATGACTTGCTGGCTATTGCTTGCTGGAACTTAAATAAAAAAGGTTCTGCTAAGAAGTATGCACGTAAAGCAGTTGAACTTAATCCAGATGATCAACGATTAATAGATAACTATCAATTTATAATGACTAAAGTAGCAAAAGATTTTAAGGATAAGAATGCATAGTCACACAGCAAAAGTTGTTGAATGGGGTTTGGATAACAAGACAAACTTTATTCCCAAGGTTTATGGTTGCACAGACTGTGATGAATTGTTTGGAAGTACACCACCTAGCAATGGAAGTATAGTTGAAGAACATACTCACACTAAGTATGTTGAAGGTTGCTTTGCTTGTAAAGTAACTACACTTCAATTAAACACTGGTGATGCTAATGGTGGCAGAGATATGTCTCAAAAAAAGTGGGACAAAGAATTAGATTTGTATCGTACTGCACGTAAGCAAGGCATACAACCAGAAGGTACAACTACCGCCAAGATCCAAAAGGCTCTTGACGTATCGGACAAGACAGGACACGCATATGGCTCCGACCTCTAAGAAACCAAAAGTAAATGCTAAGGCATTAACTGCAACACGTAAGTCAGACAAGGCAGCAAATCCTAAGTCTCCAAGAAACCTTCGTGATATTAAAATTACTAAAGAACGCTTGGCATACGAAAAAGGATTTAATGACGCTATGAAGAAAAAAAATAGCGGAAAAGTTTTAGGTGGAGGCACTTACTAATGTGTGCTAACTGTGGATGCAACCACATCAACTACCAACACGAAATGCCCAAGGTAGAGGGATCATCCTTTACCCCACAAATAGTAGAAACCAATATGCCAAAGGTACCAGTAGTTCCTGCTATGCCTAAGTCAATTAAGAAGGGTAAATAACATGATAGATAAAAACAAGAAGTTAAAAGATCTAAAACTTAAAATTGAAAATGCTAATAAAGCAAAGTCTCCAGCCAAATTAAAGCAACCAAAACCAGGTGAAAAATCTTACCCCAAGCCTGTACCTGTACAGCCAGGTAAAGGTAAAGGTAAAAAGGTTAAGTAATTATGGCTATCAAGAAGGACCCACGTTTAGCACGTGCAGGTGTTTCTGGCTTTAACAAGCCAAAGCGTACACCTAATCATCCAACAAAGTCACACGTTGTTGTGGCTAAAGATGGTACACAGGTTAAGATTATTCGTTTTGGACAACAAGGTGTGACGGGTGATAGACAACCTACCGCAAGACAGGCTTCGTTTAAAGCCCGTCACGCTAAGAACATTGCTAAAGGCAAGATGTCTGCAGCATACTGGGCGGATAAAGTTAAATGGTAAAGAAAAAAGTTTGGGATAAACCAAATCCTAAAGCAAAGTCCAAGAAGTTAACACCTAGTCAGATTGCTAGTGCTAAGGCTAGGGCTAAAAAGGCTGGACGAAAGTACCCAAATCTTATTGATAACATGGCTGTAGCCAAAGGGAAGAAGAAGTAATGGCAACATTCGGTTCAATGGCTGATGAGGTTGTACGTAAATTAGCAGGGTTTACGTTACGTCAAGACCGTCAGACACATCTAGTCGCTCAAGTAAATGCGACAGCAACAAGTATTACTGTTTCTTCTGCGCAGAATATCTCAACTGGTATTATCCAAATTGATGATGAACTTATCTATGTAGATTCTTATGACCGTTCTTCTGGTGTACTTAACATCCCACCATATGGTCGTGGGTACAATGGTACATCTGCAGCAACGCACCAAAATGGTGCACGTGTAATTATCTCTCCTACATTCCCATCAGTAGATGTTAAGGATGCAATTAACGAAACCCTTCTTGCAACTTTTCCAGATTTATATACAACTGGTACACATACATTTTCATTTTCTCCAGCCCAATCTACATATGCTTTACCCGATGAAGTTGAAACAGTTCTTGCAGTATCTTATGAAACTACTGGTCCAACTAAAGAATGGCTTCCTATTCGTGGTTGGCGCGTTGATCCTATGGCTAACACTGATGCTTTTAATTCTCGCAATAGTATTAGTTTGTATTCTGGTGTTGAATCTGGAAGAACCGTACAAGTATATTACTCTTCTGCTCCTACGGTAATGGACTCTAATGATGATGACTTTGAAACAGTTACTGGATTACCAGCATCTTGTAAAGATGTTATTGTTCTTGGTGCATCTGCACGTTTAGTGTCATTTATTGATCCAGGTCGTTTGACCTTTGGTTCTGCTGAAGCAGATCAACAATCACAAATTGCTGGTCGTGCTTATGGTGCAGGTACTAACGCATCTAAATATTTACTCGCTCTTTACGATAAGCGTCTTGCCGAAGAAGCGCGCAAGATGAATGATCGTAATCCAATTCGTATCCACTTCACCCGATAGGTAAACCATGGCTGCTCGTCAATATCGTTCAACAGTTGAGGCTAAGACTCTTAGTGCAGGAATCAACAATAGTGTAACAAGCATGACACTTAACAGTGTCACAACACTACCATCTTCATATCCATACACCTTGGTGATTGACCCAGACTTAGCATCTGAAGAAATTGTAACTGTTACTGCCTCTGGCGGTGGTGCTACACTAACAATTACTCGTGGTCAAGATGGAACATCAGCACAAACACATGATGCTGCTGCTGTAGTTAAGCACATGATTACTGCTCGTGACTTGCAAGAACCACAAAACCATATTCAAGCATCATCTGCAGTTCATGGTTTAACTGGCTCAGTTGTTGGTACATCAGACACACAGACACTAACCAACAAAACTATTGGATTAACTACTAATACTCTTACTGGTACTACTGCACAGTTTAACACTGCATTGTCAGATAACAACTTTGCTACCGTTGCTGGTACAGAAACATTAACTAATAAAACTTTAGAAAATCCAACAATTTCTGGAACTATTACAGGAACTGGAATTGTTAGTTCTACAAATATTGTTGATGGAACTATTGTTAATGCTGACATTAATGCTAGTGCTGCTATTGATGCTTCTAAATTAAATGGCGTAGTAACTCCTACTAGCACAGATACGTTGACCAATAAAACTCTTACAAACCCAGTTATCAATGGTGGGGCTCAATTAACCGCTACTTCTACGGAACTTAATAAACTTGACGGAGTCACTGCAACTACGGCTGAACTTAACATACTTGACGGTGTTACCGCTACCGCTGCTGAACTTAATAAACTTGATGGAGTAACTGCAACAACAGCAGAACTTAATTATGTTGATGGCGTAACTTCTGCCATTCAAACTCAGTTAACCAGCCGATTAATAACAAGTGTATCTGGAGCAAGGGTGTTTATTCAAACCAGTCAGCCTACTGCTAATGCCGTTGGTGATATCTGGATTGACTACTAGGAACTATTGTGGCTATTTCATGGAGTAGTTGGGATTATAGTGGCAACAACGGTATGCGCGTTGGCTTGGATATTTCTTGGTCTTCTGTTGTTCATGCGTCAACAACTGCAACCGCAACTGTAGAAATATGGACTGAAAATCAATATACATATTCTGATAATCAAACTCTTAATATTAGTTCAAATCTTGGTAGTGACCTTAATTATACAAATAATGATGGTGGTGCTCCACAGTTACGTACCACAAGAACTTATACCTACACTTATGGGAGTACCTCATACGGTACAAGTCCAGGTACTGTAACATTTACTGCTTCAGTATCAGGAGCATACAATGGTTCAGAACCATCTGAATCTGTAGTAAGTACAATTCCAGCGCGACCAGCGACAGTGCCAGATGCACCTGTATTAACTGCAACTGTTCCTGCTGCACCTACGGGTGTGTCGCAGATTAACCTATCTTGGACTACGCCAGACAATCAAGGTTCAGCCCTTGATGCTTACGTATTGCAAGTTTCTACAAGTAGCAGTACAACTGGTTTTGCTAACCTATTTACTGATAGCACTGTTCCATTATCTACCTCTTATAATCACACTGGATTACCTGCAAATACTCAGCATTGGTACAGAGTGCTTGCTTCTAACGGTGTTGGTAATAGTGCATACAGCACAGTAAGAACTGGAACAACACTTGGTGGAATTGCAAGAGTATGGAATGGTTCATCATTTGTGAGCGCAACCGCTAAAGTCTGGAACGGAACTACATGGGTCGAGGGTCAAGCACGTGTTTGGAATGGTACAGAATGGAAGTATGGAATCTAAATGACAGTCAATAATGATATTACTGAAGACTTTCAATACGACATATCTTATACATCTGAAGGAACTTCTTTCCAACCTACTAATGTTTCCTACGACCTATCAATAGATAACATTCCATTTATTTTAAAGATTGATAATCAAAATCCTTATCGCCGTGAGACCGCACAGTACAAGAAAGATCAGTTCGATAACAGTGCTGAACCAGGTGAGCAATCGCTTACTGGTTGGTGGGTACGTTCACAAACATCATGGCACAACGGTGCTGGCATTGAGTTCTACGAACCAGGTACTGACTACCAACACGTAAGCCATAGGTTCTATGACTCTCGTGGTGTGGATATATGGACTGTTGGTGAGATGCGTTTACACAAGGATGTATTCCACGCTTACACTGGTGCCACTGGAATTAACGCTGCTACTGGTAACGATGGAACTAACGATGTCCTTGTATCTGGTGATAGTAACGGTATCTTAAAGAAGATTACTCTTAGCGGTAATTCAAGTGCATCAACCTCTAACTACACCGCTGGTGCTACGTATCCTGACGGTCATAGTGGTGCTGACTTCCCATTCCACTCAGTAACTACTGATGGTTCAACTTACTATGCTGCTTGTTCACGCTGTATCCATAAGGGTACTATCGGAACCTTGACATCTGACGATGTATTCTTTAAGCACAGTACAACCAGTAATACTAATGTTTTGGTTAAGTATGCAAAAGGTAATGTCTTTGTGGGCATGGGTAGAACTTTTGGTTTACTTCCCACTACTACAACAACTCACACACATACCACTGGTGCGGTTGATACGTTTACCAACTCAATGAACCACATCAATACTAACTGGAACTGGGTTGATGTTGCTGGCTCTCCAGGTCCACTGTTTTTTGCTGGTAATGGTGGTAATAATGGTGAAGTGTGGGCTGCTACATTAACCAGAGATACTGGTGCTGCAACTGTAGAGATTGCACTTGACGAAGCGGTTATGGTTCTATCCTTACCTGATGGTGAAACTATTAACGCCATGCATTACTACCTTGGGTACTTAGCCCTTGGAACTAGTGAGGGTGTACGTATCTGTCCAATTGGCAATGATGGTTCTCCAGTTATGGGACCACTACTAATTGAAACAAGTTACGCAGTTAAAGGTTTTGCTGAACGTGGCAGTTATTTGTATGCAGCAACAAAAGTACTTGAAGGTTCTAATACCAATGGTATTCTTATTCGCATTGACTTGTCACAACAGTTTGATGATGGAACATTTGCTTACGCTTATGATCTAGAGTATCAGTCATCACCTGATGGTGACAATTCGGATTGCACTGAAGTATACAATCTAAATGACCGTCTTGTTATGGTCATTGAAGAAGATGCACCTGCTGGTGAACTGCAGGTAGAGCATACAACAAACTATCGTGAGTCTGGCTGGTTACAAACAGGAAAGATTCGTTACTCAACTGTTGAGCCTAAGTTCTTTAAGTATCTACAGACACGTGGACTTATAGCAACTGGTGACAGTATTGCTGTTCAAACCATTGACAGTGTAGGAAATGAGTACGACATCATTACTCTTGATGCCGTATCAATAGGACAGAACGTTGCTCTAAATCAACCAGTTGGTGGTCAAGAGTTTATTGCAGTTAAGTACACTTTAAACAATGGTAGTCCAGTAACAAACTATCCTGTCCTACAATCATACCAATTAAAGTCTATACCTGGTGTGCCACGTCAAAGAATGTATCAGTATCCGTTGTCATGTTTTGACATTGAAATGGATAAGTATAACTCACAATTTGGATACATAGGCAGAGCCTATGATGTATTGAATACACTAGAAGATCTTGAAGTTTTTGGTGACTTTGTTTCTATTCAAGACTTTAGAACGGGTGAAACCTATCAAGGTGTAATTGAAAGTATTACTTTTAAAAATGAATCTTCTTCAGATAAAAATAGCAATGGCTTTGGTGGTTTGTTGCTAGTAACAGTAAGGAAACTATAATGGAAAACTTTTTAAGTTGGTTGGCTTCTAGCCCACTAGCATCCTTTGCAAAGATATTTGCAGCAGGTGTACTAGGTTGGGTTGTATTAAATCTAGATAATCTTAATGTACATCCAGCAATAGCAATTGGTTTTGCATCAGCATTACCTGTAATTATTAACTGGTTAAATCCTAATGACTCACGCTATGGTACTGAAGGAGAACTAGATTAATGTATCCATTAAAAGAATGGAAGACTACGTTTAAGTATGGTGCTAAGTATAAAAATGGTGGAGTACATAAAGGTATAGATGGTAAAGCAGCCGAAGGCACACCAGTTTATGCCGCAGTAAGCGGCGTAGTTGTGCATTCAGGACCCAATAAGTTTCTTAAAGGTTGGGGTCGTTCGTTCGGCATACACATAATTATTGACAATGATAAGTTTAAAGACGGATCAGCAGGATTATGGGCAGGTTACTGTCATTTATCTAAAGTTAAAGTACCAGTAGGTAAGAGAGTTAAAAAAGGACAGTTGCTTGGTTACGCAGGTTCAACAGGTAACTCAACTGCTTCGCATCTACACTTTCAAATTCTATCTACTCGTCATTGGAGTCCTACTAAGCATGTCAATCCAGATAAGTGGTTAAAAGCATGATTGATAAAGTAGCATCTAATAAAGATAAGCAATCTATTATCTCAGGTAAAGCAGTTGCTGTTCGCATTAATGGTAAGACTAAGTGGAAAGGTTCTACTCGTCAGAGACGTAACATGTGGGAGACTACTGTACAGGTAGAACTACCAGGTGGTGGACTACCAAGTATTATTCGCTTTCGTTTCTGTCGTTATCCAGGTACAGCACAGGCTGATTACACTGGTCACTTTTCTTACCCAGTACATCCAGGTATGGCAGGTAAAACTATTTGGGTAACCTTAGCCCATGGGTTCATCTCAGGTGGCAAGATGCCAGTTGGTCTGTTCATTGATCATGATGGTACTGCACCTATTGTACTTGATGGACGACAAATTAAGGCTAATTAAAGTCTATTAAATGGTGGGTTATATACCCATTGCTGGCTCTCAGAGCCACGTAGAGCAACGTTAACCCCTCTTGGGTAGTTGGATACCACTTAGGTAACTAACCACCTTAGAGGGGCTTATTTTTTATGTACAAAAACTTGTACAAGTTTACTCTACAGCCCTTACAAAGTGCTGACAATAGCAATCTACTGTGGTACACATGGCATGTAATGTCTTAGCCTTGTACCATAGTTCTCTGCGAAACATGTGGGCTAATGTAACTTCAGAGGATAATCTTGATGAGTCCCCTGCTTTACGACACGTCTGACATATCATCTTTAACTACCTCTTCACTATCATAGTCTGCAAATGGTGGGTTACCACCTAGACTTTTAACCATCTTACCAATTGCTCTGTTTGCTTGCATCATAGTTGCTCGCTTACTTGACTTATCTTCACCTGCTACTTCATGCAAGTCTTCACCTTCAAGATCTTCTGCATAGAATAGGAACACTAGGTTCTGTTCTTGTTCAGTTAGTTTTCCAAAGGCTGACTTAATATCTGCAGCGTATGCCATCCAGTCACCTGACTCAGCGAGAGACTTGGTGTTACGACCTGTATTAGATAAAGCATTATCTAACTTAGTCCAGTCGTCTGACAAGACTGCTGGTATAAGCATCTTAATAAAGTCTTTTGTATACCAGAAGTTATCTGCGTAGTTGTATCCTTCTTTGATAGCCTTTTCTCTTAAGCAATAGTCAAGTGCAGCATTGCGAAGAGAACGAGCGAATAATTTATCAGCGTCTTTCTGATTATCTAAAGATACCCATTCATCTATCTTGTTAGGGTGAGTCATAAACCACAACCATAGTTCTTGAATTACATCTGCTTTCTCAACCATCTTAAACTTAGATGCATATTCAGAAGAGATGCGATTAACCATATGGTAGTAATCGTCATGAACTTTATTAAAATTCATAGACCTTACCCTCGACAACAAAGGAACGACCATTGATTGGTACGTTAACTGGAGTTACGTTACCTCTGCGTTGGTAGAGGATAGTGAACCCTTGCTGCCAGTTAGCACCAGTTTGTCCAAGGTAATGGGCTTGCGCCAAATCCATGAGGTGTCCAACTTCAACACCATACAATCTGTTCTTGATGTTGCCACCAAATCCTGTGTGTTCGTGTTGAATCCCTTGCTTATGTGTGTGTCCACATATAACTGAAGCCCCAATTTGTTTAGCAAGCGTAAGAGCAGTACCGCCAGGTTGTTTGTTGGCACGACCTTCGTCCCCGTGTGCCAGTACCCAACCTGGAGCAAATGAATAAAACTTATTGTGATAAGTAATTTCATTCTCAGCATACCGAAGCAACTTGCTGTATTCCAAGTCACGGAGTGACGAAAGGGCAGGGGCATATCTGGATACATAATTTTGAATTCTGTCACCATGGTTACTCCTAATGGTATGAAATGGTTTGTCTCCTAGTGCTTGCTTAAAGTCAACCATGATTGAAGTTGTTTTATCAAGACCTTTTTGTAGCGTCCCTTCAAACTCACCTGCTAATCCTTTATTCCAACGTGATGGTTCAGGGCTATCAGCCTCATCACCTACACAGAATAGTTCATCTGGTTGATAGTCCTTAACAAAATTCATCACTGCTTTCACAGCCCTTGGATCATGATAAGGGATCTGCATATCTGGTATGACTACAATAGTTTTCATAGGTTGTACTTAGTCCTTAAGATTTACTTCCACTTATCATCTTCGACAAGCACTCCGATGATAGCATAGTTAGCAATATCAATTAAAGTATCTCGTATTGATTCGTGGTTTGGCGTGGCGTTATTGGTAGTAAGATTACTTAATCTTTCTATCTTGTCATACAAACGTACAGCAAGACCATTCAATGGTCCACCTGGAGTATTAAGAATATTCTTTGATCCATAGTCTTCATTCTTAGAAATCATCAACTCAACAAGTTCATCTGATAGATCATAGAAATCCCAACGTAGATCCTTTAGGCGTTCCGCTTCTCCGTATTGGATAGTCTTAGCACTAATTGGTTTTCCTCTATCATCACAGAGTTCACACTCACACCAGTCTGAAGCAACCTTTGGATTATAAACTGCACTTCCTCCATCGTAAATGATATCGTCCCACTCCTCATAAAATTCCTTACTCTTCATTATGCGCTTACCTTCTCTCTGAAATAATCGGCACCATTAATAAGGAACATGGAGTTAACATCTTCCGCTTCTGGCATCTGTAATACTATCACATTGTTCATCTCTTTGCTTAACGACTTGGCAAAGTCTGATCCTGGTTGATCACCATCTGCAAAGACATAGATAGTTTCAAAGTCAGATAACAATCTATTGTAATGTGGCTTCCAACTATTAGCACCAGGTACACCTACTGCTGGTACACCACACTTGTAGTGCAATGTGATGGCATCTATCTCACCCTCACATACAGCAATAAAATTACCTGCTTCGTGCAAAGCACGGATGTTATACATGCGTGTCTGTGTTCCTGGCATACCCATATACTTAGGTTCTTCAGGACCTAGTGATCTAAAACGAATATCTACTGGTCCAGTAGGAGTTAGATATGGAATAGCAAGACGACCAAAAAATTGTTCTTGTCCTGGTAAAGGATTATCTACGACTCCTAATCGAATCTCCCGTGCTGTTTCTAGATCTAATCCTCGGTGTGCTAGATACTCTTCTGCCAAGTGAATGTTTTGGCTGTAATGACTGGTAGCCTTCTCCAGTAATTCCTTCTGCGATCTTGATTGCTTCACGAAACTTAACTCCTTCTTGTATGGCAACTATGTTAATTGCATTTCCTTTAACGCCACAACCGTGGCAAACAAACAATCCTTCCCTGACAGATACACCTGCACTCGCATGGCTATCATCATGGAAAGGACATTTTACTTTTTGCCAGTTCTCTATGTTACGGTTGAGTCTACCACCGTAGTGTTCTATAACTGGCTTGATAGGTAAGTTAATAACCTGCCTCCTTTAGTAACTTGTACCAGATGCTAACTGGCATAGTAGCGTACCACTCGCCAACATCTGTTGTGCCTTTCTTCTTGTGTATAACAACACCTGTTTCTGCGTTGTCATTTTTTATCTCTACATCAAGTTCACGTAACCACTCTGGCAACTTCATAGTTGCATGGTTCTTTACCTCAACAACCACGGCAGGAATACCAGCAATATCCCCACGATCATTAACTCCATTAAGAGAACGTCTTTCCACATAAGCCCTACCTTGTGCTTTTAACCAGTTAACAACTGCTGTTTCTGCAGCAGTACCTTTCTGTTTACTCTTGCTCATATCCCTCTACAATCATTGAGAATTCTAACTGATCTATTAACCATAACAAAGATTCAAAGGTGTCATAGTATTCTTCGTATAGATAATCATCTGCTACTTCTTTAAGTGCATCAATGATATCTCTGTATGCTACATAAGTTTCGTTCTGATATACAAGCCTACGTATCTGCTGACGTGGCATGTCCATTAGTAATCGTTTCTGTCAAGCCATAGTAAATAAGCAAGCAATGATATTAAAGATATAAATATAAATGCTATAGTCATAACTACCTTGCTTCCTGCAAGTCTGCAATAAACATATACTCTGGATTGAATTGCAACCATACTGGATTATCTCCACCTGCATTGGCTCTACCATAGCGGTTCTTAACTGCAGCAACACCTAGCATTCCATCTTGCTGACCAACTGTAAGGATCAAGGCTGGTAACTGAGCCACCATACCTTGCAACGAACTGCGTGGCTGACAAGGATTACCTGCGTAACTCTCCTTAGTATGATGAAGCACTAGTACTGCAGCATTAGTATCTCGCGCTAAGTACTTTAATTCTTTAAGGGCATTGCGCATGTTTCCGAATTCTTCTCCGCCATCCATACTAATATCCATAAGGTTATCAATTACAATTAACGCTGGACTCTCACCGAGTAACTCTTCAACTGCTGTGACTTCATCATCAATATCTCCAAGACTAGGATTAGAATCAAAAGACCAGTATATATGGGAAGCAAGAGCAAGACGCTCACGGGCACCCACAGGATCTTCTGATATAACTTTCTCTGCTTCACTCTGACTTACTCCTGTAATCATAGAGTACAAACGCATAGCCATAGTATGCGCATTAGTATCTGCCGATAGGTAGAGCGTAGGAATCCTAGCCCTTAGTGCTAGAGCCAAGGCAAGTGTAGACTTACCAGCACCTGGTGTGCCAGCAATCATACTTACTTCTGCTCTGCGTAATATGATTTGATTATTATCAAACGTTCTAAATACTGGTGGTAATGGTTCACCACCTATGTCAGGTCTACCAACAGACCTAGATAATGTCTTCATCTATTCTCCTTTGTTTACTTGCGTGTGACGTTGTGGAGTTGCACCACGTGAGATGATATTTCCCGATCATCTTTTATCTCTGCACTTTGCTTTGATAACCCTACGGCACGTCACCATCCCGCTTCCCCTCGGAATGATTCTAGGTTTCCCTAGAAATTTATCTAGACCTTAACACCAAACTGTGGTGCTGTCTGATCTCCTGATGCAACCTTCGCACCTTGCCAACGTGGTCCACCTGCTGGATCAAACCAACCAACATAAGCCTTACCTGCTTGGTTAGTACCCTGCTTAAGAACCATAGGTCCATTAGGACATGTCGGTGCATCTGCACGTCCATATGTCCAACGACTACCCCAACGATCTTGAACTGTTTCTACACCTGCTGGTGCAGCCTGTTGTGGTGGTGGTACTGGTGCAAATCCTGCTTGTTCTTGTTCCCATGGTTCAACTGGTGTGCTACTAACTACTGTGCCACCTACTGCTTGCTGAACAATGGCTACTGGATTAGCCTGAATTGGTGCACTTGTTTGTCCACTGATTGCTTTCTCTAGCATATCCACATGGAACTCAACGCTTGCTTCTACTGCTGCTTCAACACGTGTAACGAACTCACTTGCTTCGTCACCACGTACTGTAAACAATGAACCCTTAGGGGTCTTAACTGTTACTGAGAAATTACTTTCACTACTCATAGTTCTTTAACTGCTTTCCGTTTTGCTACTGGTTTTTTTGGTGCACTTGGATGCCTCTTTTTGGCTTCTTGTTTGTTTAGATCGCTTAACATTTTAGTTGTTATTTCTAGAAGAAATGTTACTTCATCTAGTTCTAATAGTAGTTCATTGTACTTACTCTTGCGTACGAACATGTTGTTTACTTACCTCCTGTTTTATATTTGCATTTATCTTTCAGTTGACACATTACACAGTGACTGAAGTTAGGAATAAATATACCATCTTTACGAGCACGGTCAAACTTAGACACGATCTCCATGATATATTCTTTAGGGAATTTATCTAGGTCTACCATCTCTGTAGTAATACCTGTTCTCCCCATCCAGTATGCACCCCA